CATTTCAGGTGCAGTAATGGCGTGCGTGAAGTAAGAGGCTATTGATGTGGCATCTGAGTAAGTCTGTGCTGTGCCACCCACGCGTGTAACTGTTGCTGAGTTCACAATAGTCTTGTCATCAAAGGCAAATTGAATACCAGCATAATTAATATCTGTTGAACCAGTTGCATTAGAAAACTTAGTTGGTGATGCTGATTGAGCATCTACCACATACTGACGGTTCTTAAACACTGCAACGCCTGATTTGTCAATATAGAACGCGCCTTGCTCAGTAAATTCAACTGTTTGAATAGCCTGAAGAACTGAACGAGTTCCGCCTGGGTCAACCTGGCATGTTGTATTGCCAGTCTGGATTGAACGCTGAGAATTAGGCCATGTGACCATGTCTAAAATCTTGCCAATGCGTGTACCTGTATCTTGTCCAGCAGTAGCACCAGTGACAGTTGTTACGTTTGAATTGAAGAATAATCTAAATCCGTCGTAGCAGACAAAATCAACAAATCCTGTTTCCTGCGATGTTGGAAATGTGTATTTGTATTCTGTAATGTAGCCCGTAAATATAGAATATAAAGTTCCAGAGTAATTTGCTTGAATCTGAATCTTACGCAAAGGTTGAACATCAGGAAAAAAAATTGAGGATGTGTTCTGGGGATTCCAATTGCCTGTTGGGTCGTTGACGCGCACAACTGCTGTTGCAGAAATATATTTATCTTGCAAAAGATTTCGTTCTCTGCGTGTTGAAATTTTTAGAACAGAAGCAGATACATCAACAATGTCTGGTACAACTGTGCCAAGTTCAGCAAATCCTAGTTGGCCTGTTCCAAGCACTAAAACTGTACCAAAGGAAGCCCCTTGGGTCAGGTTAATTTTTACAATAGGAATTGCTGGTAATGCCATTAGTACACCGTAGAATAATTAATTGGAGTGCCGGAAGCCTGGTTGTTGTAAATACCTTGGGTAATTGCAGATACTAAGTCACGTTCGGTTGTAACAGAACCACTCACATTAACAATAATTGTTGTGCCACCCATTGAACCCATGCGGTCCAGTGGAATAACTGCTTCTGGTCCTGCTTCACCAATGAGTGCCATAGTTGCTTTGTTAACAACTCCGCCTGTTGCCATTGTTGCAAAAGCGTCATTCTTATTCAATTTGTTGATAAGCGCTTGTCCAGTCAGGGTTGACTGATAAACATCTGAGCCTAGGTTTCCGCCTGCTGTGCCACCACCTGTGGCAAAAGAACCAGGTGTAGCATTGAAGATATTAAATAAACCACTTCCCATTAATGGAATCTGGGCCAAAGCCAATAATTGTGCTGCAATTGCCTGAAGAGTTGCAAGCCATAATGCAAATGGATTTGGAACGTCACCCAGTTTAATCATGTCACCGCGAAGCATCCCAAGAAGTTCAGCGTCCTTAGATATGGCAATTGCTAACTTAGCAGCGCCTTCAATGTTGCCTGCATTAATTGCATCTTCTAGGTCTAAGATTTCTGTCTTTAATCTAATGCGGACTTTATCTTCTTCAGTCTGCTTATTCAAAGCGGCTGCCGCTAATTGAATACGGTCTTGGTCAAATAGTTTTTGAGCCTGATTAAGGAAGGCTGAAGCCTTATCTAAGGCAAGTTTCTTCTGTTGTTCAGCAGTAATCTTTTTAAGATTTGCAAGTCTTGCCTTCTCTGCTGCCAAAAGTTGCTTTGTGTTTTTTGTTTGATTTTCTATTGCTAAACGTTGTTGCTTGCCTAAAGCATTTTCTGTTTGGCCATCCACGCTCATAGATATATTGCCCATGCCAGGGTTGCCATATCCGCCTGCTGGAATGAATAAATCAAAACTGGTAAGCATCTCTTTCCAGATGCGAAGGAATTTTGCAATGCCTCTAGTTAAATCTGCAATCTTTATTGCTATCTTGTCAATAGCAGAAACAGCAGGGTCAACTGTATTCGAACCTGAAAGAATGGCCAACGCATCAATGAGGCCTTTACCAATTGCTTCTTTTGCGTTATTGCTGGCAACGGTAAGTTTATCTAAAGAACCTTGATAAGAATTGGAAGCAGAAATTGCTTGACCTGCAAAAAGCATTGTGAGTTTGTCTTGAATCTGCAAGAATGAACTGCTGGTTAATTCCGCTTTAGTTAAACCAACACCTAAACGACCAAGTGAAACATTGTTTCCAAGATAGGCCTTTTGCAAAGCCTGAGAAACTGATGTAAGGTCTTTGCCTGTACCTGCTGAAATATCTAAGGCAAGACTAAGCAATTCCTGTGATTTAGTGACTGAACCAGTTGCACGAAGCAATCGGTCCATTGCTGGACGAAGTTCATCATCTAAAACGCCTGTTTGTTTTTCAAGACGTGAAATGTATCCATTAAGGGTTGAACCTGCGTAACGAGTGCTAAGCCCAAGGTTTTCTAATGTCTTTGATAAGGAACGTGCAGCATTATCATCTTCTGCAAATGCCTTAACTGATGCTTTGCCAAACCTAACAATTGCAGCAGTACCCAGTGCAATGCCAAGTGTGCGGCCAAGGTTTTGAACTTGACGTTGGAGTTTTGCGGTAGATGTTTCAGCCTGCTTGAAAGCCTTAGAGCCTGTGAACTCTGAGGCAATCTGAATGGCTATCTTTGATACATCCATTTTATGCGGCTCTCTTTACATCTACAATTGAAGTGCGCTTATTAAACTTTGCGGTTGTGTTTTGCACTGCTTTGAAATATGCAGCAATTACTTTGCCATTGGTTTCATCCCAAGCACGATAGATTAAACGACCACGCTTATCCCCAATGCCAGATGTTTTCTTTCTTCCGTAGATTGGGCCAAGGTTTTTATTAAACTGAGCGCCTGCACCTGGATTAACAGAATGTGAATAACGTTTTTGTCCTACATTCTTGCCAGGACCAACCCAGGGTTGACCGCCTGGATTCTTGCGTCCGGCAGTTTCAATAATTGCACCCAAAGCAGATTTGTTTTCAATTGATGCCAAGGATGTAAAGCCGCTTTTATTTGCACGGCTAGGACTGGTTTTATAACTAATGCCTTTGCGAATGATATTTGAATCATACATAGGAAACCTCGCCTCAGAAAATGAACGGCGTTGCCATCCACTCATAATGTTTGATTCGCTAGGTACAAAGCCGCGTGCGCGAGCAACAACTGGTTTTAAGGCAAAAGCGACTTCACGACGAAGTTCAGTTGCTAAATCAGGTGCATAGTTTCTTAATGCTTTACGAAGTGCCAGAGCGCCTACGACTTCTGTTGGCATCTCTAGCCTCCTTCGCTTCGTCTTTAAGAACCTTTATCAAGTTCTGTAACATTTCATCATCTAGTTCTAATAATTGTTGTGGCGCAATTCCTAACCTAACCGACAATTTAGCGATTAAGTAGGTGATGGAATCGCGCCCTAGTTCGGGGAGTTGTCATCAAGAACTTCAACATTTGCTAAAGTTTCAATGAACTTTTCTCCGAACATTGGTACGGTTTCACCAGACCTGCGAATACATTCCCAACTAAGCCAGAAGATATGCGATTGCATAGAATCCTCGATAAACGCCTTATGAAAACCTTTTTTGGCGTAAATCTCAAAACCATACTGCACCAATGGAGTGATTGGATATTCTCCAACTGTTCCATCTACCCTTGTAACTTTTAACTTAATCATTTTTGCCCCTTAATTTGTTTTTAGAATGTGCCTGTTGTTGCAACTGCAACTGTTGAATTACAGTTCCAAGTTACTGATTGTGCGCCAATATCGCCAACTGCTCCGTTAATATCTTGAGTTCCATTGACAAGGACGCTCATCGTGTATAAAGGATTTGTTGCTGATACTGCTGTTCCTTTTTCTTGAAGTAGAACAACAGTAACAGTTGTTCCCCATGCTGCTTGCAATGTTGCAAGAACATTTGCTGCTGCTGTGTCATTTAGGAAGTCGATTGTTACTGAAGATGATTCTAGGCCCTTGACTGCCTTTCTGCTGCCATCGCCCATTGTTGTGACATCTAGTTCATCAAATTGACGGTTCAAAGTTACGCTTGTTACATGGTCAGAAAGGTCAACGGTATTAACCTTAACGCCGACCTTGTTATTTAGAAATACAGCCATTTAGGTTATTCCTCTTCTTTCTTAGTAGGTGCTGGTTTTGGTGCTGCTGTTGTTACCTGCCCGATTTTCTTCAGGAAGGCCTCGTTCTCTTTTTCCCATTCGGACATATTAACTCCAGGTTGTTAGTACGGACAGTGACATCTCGCAAGTAAGCATTGAACCAGAGTCCACGTTTAGAACGCTTGGCTGGCTTATTGCTCCCACATTATACGTCAAGGATGACGCTGCGAGTTTATTGAACACGCCAACTAAGGCTGTTTCAATTCCATTCAAATTCCCCTCGTTATCGAGGAGAGGCACAGTAATCACCAGTTTCACACGGGCTGTTGGTGCAATGGTGTTGTGCTGATTATTATTTGGTTCTAAATAAGGGTCATCTGGTGCAACGATTACTGAATTGGCTAAAACGGTAGCAGGCGGAAATGCAAAAACTTGGTAAAGTGAATTGTCAACTAATGCCGTTGCAATTGTTGTGCGAAGGGTTGTTAATGCTGTTGGCATTATCCCACCATTGAGTTAGGGCTGAGTGCGTGAGCAATTAATCCTCTAACGCGTGCCATAAGTGTATTTCCCATGCGGTAAGGCGATGGAGCAAAGTCCGGTGATACGCCACCTGAATTGCTTGCTTGACGTGCTTGCCAAATGTCAACTGAAATCATGAGTGCTGCTTCCTGAACTGCATCATCTGCTGTCCAGTCTGTATAAGTTTCTGCTGTTACTGAGCCAAAGGGTTCAATGGGATGTTTAGGCTGAATGACCGTGTGGGTCGTTGTAACTGAAATTGAGTTCTCACCAACGGCTGTGATTGTCTTTGAGCCATTGTATTTTGTGCCAGAGTTGGCAATTGTTACAGTTTGTCCAATATAAAAAATGTCTGATACTAAAATATCAAAATATAAAGTACCTGTTCCTACAATGTTGCTATGCGCTACTGCATACCATTGTGGATTCCACAACATTGGGAGAAGAACGTCATCTGCCGCATCGCATGTTGTTTGAAGGGTTGCGTCATTATATAACGTTCCCACTCCAAGTGCTGAGCGAAGTTCTGCAACTGTGCAAAGTGACATTTCTAATCCTTTCTAAAGACTGGGAGTGAGGCAAGGGCTGCGCCCCACTCCCAGCGACTTAGTTGGCTTGAATTAAGCCTGGAAGTTGTAGCGGTAGACTCCGCCGCCATCCTTCGCAACATAAATTGCAAGGTATCCGTATAGGTTGATTTCAACTTCACCTGTTGTAAGTACGTTCACACGAAGGTTAGTTGTTGGTGATTCCCAGACATAAACTGAATCTGGTGCAACGAGATACATTGAGTTATCGCCTGTACCTGTTGTGATGTTGTGGTCAACAATGAGGTTTGTACCAAGCACGTCACCAACAACAGATGTTGGACGAACTACGCCTGATTGGTTCATTGGTGCAGCAGCAGTATAAAGTGCGCGACCTGTTGTATCAGCATAAGACATAATTTGACCCCATTGTGATGGAGATGCAATAAGTGCAGATGCGTAATCTCCACCTGTATTGCCATAAATCTTTGCTGCGTTTACAGAAATAAATGATTGAAGTGCAGATGCTGAAAGCGCACGACCATCATCTTGTTTTCCATTTGCTGTCAATGCTGCAAGAAGTGCTGTGTCTGTTGCTTTTTCGTAAGATTTTCTTAACTCAGACATTAACAATTCCATAAATGCAGGAGAACTTCTGTCGATGAGTTCGAAACTCACACGGTTGAGGCCACTGAACTTGTTAATCGAAATCGTATCATAACTTGAGGTCATCCCAGTTTCTGATGGTGCTACACCTTCATCTGTATCTGCAACTGTTGGTGCTGTGTTTGGATTTGATGAAGCGTTTGTATATAAACGAGGAACAGTAAATGACATTCCACTTTCAGTTAATCCTGCACGCTTTGCTGCATTAAATGCAGGACGACCTGTGAAAGTATCTGTGATAAATGTATTTAGATGTGGTGCAAGTGTTAGACCTGTGTTTGTTGCTGTTGAATCATCTGCTGCGCGAACTACGCGACGTGAATCATCATCACCAAGTGCTGCTTTGATGTTGGCTTCTAGATATTGTGCTGATGTAATTGGTGCAACACGCTCGCGTACATTTGTAACGCTAACTGTTGGACGTGAGGCCTCTACCGCAGGGGTTTCGACCTCAGGAGTTGTTGCCTCTGCTGGAGTAATCTCCACGACGGCCTCACTTTCTGTTAGTTGGTTTGGTTCTACTGTTTCAGAAACTTCTGTTTCTTCTGCAGCAATATCAGTAACCTGAGCAGACTTAAATGCTGGTTCAGTTACTAAACTTACTTCCATGAGTTTTGCGGCTGTTACATGGATGACGCCGTTTTTGTTAAATGACTTATCAACTTCTACACCTACACTCAGCCCTGCCTGTAATCCCTCAGATGCCAGGATTAAAGCGTCAGAACCCCTGCTGCTATTACTAATTTTGAAGGATGCAAAAATTGCATCTTCTGTTTCTGTAAAAGATTGAGCGCGTCCTAGCGGCGCTTTGACGTCATGCTGTGATAGCAATTTGATTGTCTTTGGTTCTGGAATCGCTATTGAACCACGCTCAAAGATAACTTTGCCTGCTGAAGTTGACCCAGTTTCTGCTCCTAGTGGAACAATCTTTCCTGAAATCATGCGTGTATCGCTGGAGGCTTGAATATCCTGTGCGAATGACGCGTCAAATGTAATTTTCAAATTACATACCGCCGTTTCCATTAGGTGTTTGGTCTGTCATTTCCATTGCCTGTTCTAAAGTAATAAGGCCTAAGGAAAGAAGTTTTTCAATTACGAGAAGTTCCTGCATAGGGTCTTGACGTAAAAATTGTTTGTCTAAATCGAAGCGGATTTCGTTGCCATGTGCAGTCACGTCATCGAGGCTGAGTCTGTCCTCAATCGCTGAGATAAATGGTTGCAAAGAGTACGCAACAAAATCTTTTCGTGAATCTAAAACGTTTGTGTATGTATAACTAGAGTTCATGTCTGCTGATACGTAAATAGCAGGAACATTCATCATTCTTGCAATTTCAGTTGCAAAGAATTGTTTGCTTTCGTCGTACATCATTTCTTTAGGTGAAAAAGATGTCGCTTGATACTCCAAAGTGCTAGTGAGATAAGCCGTCGCACGATTATTTCTAGCCGTGCGCCAAGCAGCAAGTAATCCTTGAACTTCTTTAGGGTCTAAGTCAGCACCGTTATTTTTTAACACTCCAGAAGGCATTGGTGTAGCGGCTGCAATTGACGCCGCTTTATTCAAATCTGCTGCTGCGCGGATAAGTTCTTTTCCGCGCGCAAGTACACCTTCATCAAATGCTTGAAATGTAATTAAACTTCCAAGGCCTTCCATTGGCACTGCATAACCGTCAACATAGTATTGAGTTACATATTCGTTTTCGATATTCAAATCAAATGTTACGCGAGTATTTGCGACCCATTCAAAACGTGCAGGTCGTTGGTCATCTGCATATAATTCCGTAACCTTCCAATATGCAACGCCGTAAAATAGTAATGAGTCAACAGTCCACGCAATAGTTACTGAACGCGGTTGTGATTTAGATGGTTGCTCTAACCAAACTGGTGAACCTAATTCTTCTCCAGTTGATTTGCGGTATAACTCCAAAGGAATTGATGCAATTGTTCCTGCAATAAGATTGCGGCATCTAGCCAATGAGGCAATGCTCATGGCCTCTTCGCGGCGAATACCAAGAACACCATAATTGTAAAGATTGTAATTC